AAACCGCCATTGCACCGGTGGCCTGGTTACCTGGCTGGACCAAAAAGTTGGTCACGGCGTTGGTCAATGCAATTTCGCCAGCGCCCAAAATAGGACTCCACTGATAAGGCAGACCCAGGCCTGAGAATTGCACAGACTCTTTGAACGCAAAAAACAAATGCTGTTTGTGAAAAGCAACCTTGGTTGGGGTGTCGAGGGTCATGCCGGTGCGGATGTTGGCATAAACCGTGCCGTCAAACTCAAAACCAAAATTAACGCTGTCACAGCCATAAACACGTGTCTGGTTGGTGTTGCCACCAAAGTTGCCCATTGTCGTCTCTACGGTGCCATTTGGCTGCAGCGTGATGGCTGTTTGCGCGGCGACTGCATGAGCGTACGTCGTAGAGCCAATACGCAAGTTTTCACCGGCGCTGAAGGTTCCCGTGACTGAGCTGAACACCAAATACCCGGCTGCGGTGCTGCTGGTCCAAATGCCGGACGCGTAAACCACGCGTTTGACCACGGCCGATGCGCCACTGGATTGGCCGACCAAGGTCATGCCTTCGGTGATTTCGATTGACCCAGTGTTGAATTGCAACTCGTACCCCAACGGGACCAAGGTCCACCCGCTGGTTGTTGACTTGTAAATGGCCATGGCTGTGCCGCCGGCGTTGTTGCGCCAGGCATAAGCCGTGCCCTTGTAATAAACGACGCCTCGAATGGGGCCGCTACCGGGCACCGCGCCAATGTCAGCCCGGTAAACGTCGGCTGCCAAATTTAAATATATTGCGGCGTCTTTGTTGGCTGTGATAGCAGATCCGCCCAAAGCGGTGACCGTCCCTTTGGCCACGCCGCTAACACGAATTGTTTCGCCAACGGTGAAAACCCCCGTGGCTTTGGTAATTACCAACTGCCCGGTGGTCGACACGATCACGTACCCAGTGACGCCAGAGGTCACGCCAGTGATCGTATCGGCGACATTTACGGCCGCCGATAGGTTGACCGTCAAAATGCTATACAGAGCGTCTGAGGGGTTTGGCCGGCCATCAAAGCGTTCGTACCCCGCGATGCGGGTGTAGCCGCCCGTGATCGATGCTTCAAAGTTGAGGGCGTCGCGCGCGGTGCCTGGGGCCAAAGAAAGTGTGGGAGTGACCAGGTCAAGACCACCGGCCATGCGGATGATGTCGTATTTGACCTGAGCCATTGATGGAGATGCCATGCCGGTCTCCTTAAGCCAAAGGCGGTCCGCTGACGATGGTCGGCAGCTGGTCAATCTCCATGCGAGAGTATTGTCTGCGGAACTCAAAGTCGCCGCGCGACAAAACCTCGGGTGCAGATTCGTATCCGGCGTAATACATCATGGCCCGGTAGACGATCATCATGTGATAGCGGGCCGGGATTAAAGGCACGTCAGTGTCAGCAACCAGATCGACAGGCTGTGTGTAATATTCGCCATCGATGACGTAGGCCAGGTTGGGTATCGCGCCAAAAGCAAGATCCTTGTTTGGCATGATCGACACGACCACGGGGCGGGCATACGTCTGACGCATGTTGGCGTACTGGTACAAGTTCCTGTACGTCGTCCACTCCATGTAGTTCATGAGCTGTTCGTCTTTGTGGTCAAAGCCCACAGTCGAACAACGAAAGCTGTCACGCTTCCAATTGCCAAAGTCTGTGAGCCCGGCGTCGGTTGCCGAGTATTCCCAGACCTGGGCAGTTGTGTTGAAAGTAAAAGATTTGCGCATGAACAACCAATCCTCTTTCGAGGTTTGGATGTCGATCCAAGCTTGTTTGACCCAGGCCGCGATACGCAAAGATTCGCCGCTCAAGTTCTGCGCTGAAGACAGCGTAGGACCGGATACGCCGCACTCTACGCGGGCCTGGTTTACAAGTTGAAGGAGGTTCATGCGCGACCTTTAATTACGCGGGTTCAGCCAAAACGTTTTGCAGCCAAGCGCGGCCGCGTGGGTTGGCGTCTTCCACCAGCTCGAAAGGGTACGACAGACCATGGCGCGCCACCAGATCGATCTGGTCAGGTGCGGATGGATTGCGCGTCACTTGCGAGTATTTGGTCTCTTTCATGCGTGCAAGAATTTCAACGTATTTGCGACGCACTGCCGTGGGGTAGCCGCGCATGATAGGTTGGTTCATGCCGTTGCAATTTATGATCACTTGCGGAGGCTGGTTTTCGTCAGTGGTCGAATGGACCATGACTGTCACCATCTCATTCATGAAAGCTTCGCTCGCGGCAAGGCTACGAAAATCTTGAGACTCAGAAACCGTTTGCACGATTTCTGCGTTGTCAATAATTTCCATGCCTTGGATTACATCTTTTTTTGCCATCTCAGTTTCTCCAGGGGGTTTAAAAAATTGATGTGCCAAAAAGCTGAGGGCCCGAAGGCCCCCAGCAAAACTCTCAAGAAGAGAGGATGGCAACTTACTGTGCAGAACCAGGCATGTCCATGCAGTCAAAGTACGTGGCAGTGTTGCCAGTACCCAAAGCAGTGGTGCCGGGTGTGAAGGCTGCAGTGGTAGAAACCTTGATCAGGCCCACCAAAGTCGTGCCGCCGGTGACTTGTGTAGGCACGGGGCAAGTGTCAGACGAAGAGTTGATCGGACCTTGAGTGGTCGTCACAGTGCCGCCGGAGCTGATCCAAACAGCAAACAGGCAAGCTTGGTTTGCAGCCATGGCGGTGTGGCCAGAGCTGAAAGTCAAGTTGTCGGTTGCAGACTTCGACTTGAAAATACCGTTGTTGGTATAGGTCAAAGTGTTGGCAGTTTTGAAAGTACCGGTGTTGGTACCACCAGCCAAGCCAGCTGCGGTCAGCGAGAGAAAGCCACTGTTGGCTTGTTCGATGTTGTATGACATGGAAGTATTCCTTATGCAAGAGTGTTGAGGGTGCCCATGGTGGACGCGTTAGCGACACCGGATGTGCCCGAGCCGGTAGTGATACCGCTGTGGGTGTGAGCGTTAAGTGCTGTGCGAAGAGCGGCAAGGTCAATCAGAACCGATTGCATGAGTTGGTACAACTCGTTTGCAGTCAGGTCATCGGGCATTGCGTTCGTGCGAACTACGATACTTTCGGACATAGTGTTTTCCTTTTGTTAGACGGGGCCAGGTTGCCCTAGCCCCTGGTCATTACAGAGCGGTCACACCGGCTTCGATACGGGCCATCCAGGCGTCGTTCAAACGCACGGTAGCAAACCAGGTCGAAGCGCCCACGTAGCCGAACTGGCCCAATGGGTTAGCGTGGTTGGTCTGCGATGCTTTGAGCACCACAGGCTTGATGGCAGACATGCCCTTCAAGGCCACTTGGCCCCAAGCGTCTTCACCGATAACGATGAAAGGATACACGTCGACGTTGGAAGCACCAACAGACAACATGCCGTTCAAAGTGCCGGAGCCGGCGGCGGCAAACGACTTCAACAGCGGGGAGCTGACGAAGCGGAAGTCTTCACAAGCACCGATCTCGCGATCGTGGATTGGCTTGAACGAGCCGTACTCTTCCACGCGGGTGAAGCCTGGCAGGTTACGAACGTCAGACACAGCGTCAGTGTGGCAGAACACCACATAGGCAGGCTGCACAGCGCGTGTACCGAAGTTCACGCCAGGAGCCAAGCGGCTGGTCACGCGGCGGGCACGGTTGGATTCCAAAGTGCGGGCTGCTTTACGGATAGAGTTCAAGCTGATCGCGGTGTTCACAGCAGAGCGGCTAGAGCCGTTTGTGTAAACCACAGTCGAGCCGGCCTTCAACACGCCGTAACGAACCAATTCCATCACCTCGGCCAGGGTCTCGCCAGTCAGCTTGACCATTTCACCGGGGATGTCATCTTCGTACAGTTGCTCGGTTTTCGAGCTGTACTTGAACAACACACCGTATTGTTGCAATTGAACAGACACGTCCTGGAAGGAGATGGTGTTTGAGTTAGGTGTCACACCTTCGGCCAACACGAAATCAGTTGCGGTGATGTTGGGGGTGCCAACATAACGTGTGCTGTTCTCAATGGTAGTGCCGGCGGTTGTGGCGCCGAAAGGCAGAGTACGACGGAACACCAGGGTGTCTGTCGAGTTCTGGGGCATCTCGCGCTGGGTACCGAAGTCGCCCAGAACAGTGATGGGTTGGGCGTGCTCAAGCATGCCTTGGGCAGCGCGAATAAGATTTCGCGATGCTACGGTGCCGTAATTTTGGATTGACATGGTCAATTTTCCTTTTCAAATATTAAGTTCAGTAACCGCGATCGGCGAGTTGTTTCTCACGTTTCTTGGCTTCGTAGTTCCACAGTTCTTCTGGGGACATGTCACCAATGGTTTTAGGTGGCGGTGTCTGCCCAGGTCGAGATGTCGCGGCTGCAGCGAGACGTGCTTTTCGCTCTTGATTGATGTCCAAAGCAGGTTTTGCTCTCACGCTGTTGAACAAGTCCAACATCTTGATCGCATCACGCGCTGCCGAGCTGTCGGCCAAGGCTTTCACGTCAGCAGGTTGAATCGCGTACCACTGTGCAAAGTCAGGTGAGTTCACCGTGTCCCGCCAGTTTTCGTGTCTACCTTCGACGCGTGCCTCTTCGATGGCAGCTTTCATCTGCGCCCGCTCAGCGGCCAGTTGCTCTTGAACGTAATCCACGACTTGCATCGCTTGAACGCCATTTTGCATACCGCTGAGTTTCGCGCCGACATATTCCTCCATCGCGCCAGCCCACTCGGGGAAATCTTGCTTGAGCTGCTCCCACTTCTCGGGGTTCTTGGCCGCAGCAGCGATGGCTCCTTGCGAAGGCGCGTCATCGGCATTGACCGCAGTCGTTGCCTGGCGTGCTTGCTGGAACTCTCGCTGCATGGCAGCCACGCGACCCTCGGCAGTCTTTACATGGTGCAGCAGTTGAGCGTTGGCGGTTTCCAAATCAGTGATCTTGCCAAGGGCAATACGCACTTCTTCAGGAAGACCTGCCAGTGGATCGGCTTTTGCCTCTTGGGCTGGCGCAGGGATTGGTTCGTCGATTGGCTGGGGCAGAGTATCTGGCTCAGCTGCTTGAGACTCAAATGCGGGTGTTTCATCACCGGCATCTAGTTTTTTAGCTTCTTCGTTCCAAAGGTTTTGCGCCTCTTCTTGAGACAGGTTGTCGTCTTCCACATTGCTCTCCAAATAAAAAAGCCGCCTTTATGGCGGCCTACTCACACAGGTCAAGCGGGATTATTCATCCGGCTCAACCACCACACCCCGAGTTGCCGCGTTGGGCAAGTCGAGAAATCGTTTGAGCATTTTTATTTCACCCCTCAATGCCGCTGTGTCCAGATCGGAGAGGGTTAAAGCGTCATTCCGCACGCGTGCGCGAGCCAATTCGTCATCGGCCCATTTGCGCAACAAGTGCCAGGTAGGAGAGGTGAAATCGTTCATGCCATCAAAAAGCCGGCTCATTGGCCGGCTATGTTATTTTGGACGCGAGGTCCCTGCCAAGATTCTATACCCAAGACAGGAAGCTTGCAAGAATTTATTTTTAACGCCGTGCCCGACGCAAAACCCGGATGAACCAGTCGGTTGCCTGGCGCAAAAGCCCATGCTGAAAAGCGTTATTTTGAAAAGCTGTTTGCTGAAAAGCATTGGCCATCACGCATCCCCTTAAAACATCATAAAAAAGTTAGAT